GTTTGGGGAGCTTGACACTCAGGAGAAGACCGCGGGCGCCGGGCGCTCCAGGACCAGCGTCCAATGCCCAATATAAGTTGGCTGTTTTACGGGAGTTTGAGGAGTTTCAGGAGTTCTGATCCGAATCCCGGGCCCAGTGATCCCATCCACAGGCCACCGTCCACTGAATCATAGTCTTTATCGCGGAGTTCAAGGAGTTTGGAGCATGAAAAAAGCTTAGTGGTCCTCTTCCCGGGGTCGTAAATTAAGATAAATGAGGGGGCATTATGAGCTATATGAAGCGTATTCCAGGCGATTTGTAGAGGTGATATTGACACTTTACCAACCCCTTTTTTATTACGTCTTACAACCTTCAATTCTATTGTAAAAAATCCAATATCTTTATGATATATTAGACAATCTGGGAATCCTGGTGTAACGTAGGACTCAATACGTGTAATAAGATATTTCTCAGTCCCATTTTCCAAACATTTCTTGAAAGTCTTGTAGAAATTTGTTTCCGTCTTTACGGTCATACTTCTTTTTGTTCTTTACTATCTTCTGTCTGTACTGGGGTGACGTCCTTAAGTTCTTCGCCATTGGATTTCTCTTCGACCGAAAGGACAGTTTTATTTCCTTCTTTTTTAAACTCACCTGTTAATCCTAATTCCTTTAATTGTTTCAACACATCCTCTCTTGACATATCATCAATTGATCCTGTTCTTATCTCCTTACGTTCAACATATAATCCTGCAGCTTGACCACGTAATCTCTCAGCATTAATAGCAGCACTATGTGATTTATCCTGTAATGCTCTATCACGTAATCTTGCTAATTCAACAACATGTTTATTCATTTCAACCTTATGTGTCTCATGCAGCTCATTTCTTTTCTTTCTTACTGCAGCTACAACACGAGGGTATTTCTTTATATTCAATAGCTCAGAAGCTGTAGTAGGTGCACGTTCTGGTTTATACCCAGCTTGCCTTGCACATTCAGTTGGTGTTAATCTACCCTCCTCTTTTACATATATTTCAACAAATATTCTTTGTTTATCAGTAAGACCATCCTCACCACGTGGGTATTTCAATGCCATATCTCTGGTATTGGCAATGGTATTACGGACCACCTTCTTTTCAAGTGAGGCTAACTTATTGGTATATATATCTTTTTCACTCATTTTAGCTTATTTTATCCTCATTTTTGTCTATTTTATCATATTGCCAATACTTTGCCAATACCCGGTATCCCATACCCCATATAGAGAATCACGAATGGTATTACGGTATTGGCTATTTTGCCCGGGAAGAAAAAAAAATTTTTCATTTGAGCATCCAGCGCTCTTTATAATACCAATCATAACAAGTACAATGACCTACTATGTGCAGGTAAAAAGTCAAGATATCCGCGCTTTTTTAGTACATGTATGTATCGATGCACATTACTCTTGGATTTCAATCCAAGTAGTTGTTTGAGCTCTTCATAGGATGGTGGATAGCCATTTGCCTTGGTAAATACTTGAATTTCTTGAAGAAATTTAATCTGTTTGGGTGTCAATCCCTTCTTAGGCTCCGTAATACCTTTGCCAATACCTTTATTTGAATGTACCCAACCTAATCTCTTATCATATTTTGCATCACTCATTATCTATATTCCTTTAGTCCTTTAGCTTTAGGGTGTGACCAGTAATCTTTTCTAACTAATCTCAACATTTCACCTTTGCCCCACTCATCAATTGTTTCTCTAGTTATTGATTTATCAAGTGTTTCTTTTAATTCCTTTTCCTTTTCATCCAATTCTAATCTTTTTGGACCTTTCTTTCTAACATATGTTGATATTTTAGACCATGTAATAATGTGATCATCTGCTTTCGGCCTTATGTAGCCACGAAGAGGATCTAATTGTGGGTATTGTGGTTCTGGCTGCTTATCAAAATTATCTTTAATATAGTCTAATACTTGTTGATCACTCTCAAATTGTTTTACAACTTTCTCCACTATTTTTTTGTCTTTCCATAAATTAATCTCATATGTCTGCATTATTCTTCTAGTGCCCTCTCTAAATTACTGATTGCATTCCTTATGTGCACCTTTATTTTTTCCTTTTTATCAAATCTGTTCTTATCTTTAATAATCATTTTTTTAAGAGCACGGCGAACATATGTATCTGACATTTCAGATATAGGAATGTCCTCCTCTTTACTGTCGCTGCGGTAGTATATCTCTTCACTCATTTAAATTTATCCTTGAAATAGGGTAATAACCACTTGTTATCCCTAAACACCTGGGCAAGGCCGTTTGTCATCTGATTAATAACCACTTCCTCTTTATTTTCACTATCAAGCGGCTGGCCACTGGCAGTGAGCGAATTGATATATGCCACACCGTGCAATATCTCATGAAGTAATGTATTAGCTTCATCAAGTGGAGATAATCCACTTTGAATCATAATAGTATTCTTACGGTGATCATATTCACCGTAACAATCGGATTGCTTTTGAAATGTTGCTGTCTCACGCTCGATCACTACATCCTGATAACCAATCTTTATTTTCTTTTCCACTAATTCAAATCCTTCGTGTTCCATTTGCGTGAATAATCTTCATACTTCTCTTGTATTTCATCTGAATCATCAACAACAATTTTCTTTTGTCTTTCAGCATACCCCTTAACAAATTCATCAATAATCTCCATGAGCATAAGTGTAGGAAATATAACACCGTGTACTTTAACCACACTAATTTTGGCAAGTGTAGCGTCATACCCCAATCCCTCATCTTCACACTCCTGTAGTAGTTTATTTATTTTTTTTGCTGCGTTTGTTAGTTCTTTCATTCTTAATTCTAATTCCTTTCTGATCAGCTTCTTGTTCAATTAAATGCATCATTTGCTGACCTGGACCACGATGCATGCTTCGCCCTAATTCAACCAATACGTCATAATAGGGAATCTTTATTGCAATACTCTTATACTTCGTCGTATCAACCATCAACGAACCTTAACAAGTTTAATATTACCACGTTTATCCCTTCTTTTTTTAAATTGTGGTTTTGTGTGCTGTGGTCCGTGCTTACCATTGTTTAATTGTATTTCACCTACAAATAACCCCGCTTTTTCTGGGCTTAATCTAGCTAAAGCTTTTGATCTTATTGGTTGATAAGCGGATACACCACTATCCTTAGTTCTACTACTCATTATACATTAACTCCTTTCACTGGCTTATCCATTGTAAAGTGTATATTAAAAGCAAGCGAACGACGCTCACCCTCGCACCTAAATGGATACACCTGATGTGTCAACCATGAAGGAAATAAATAAAACTCTCCTACCTTTGGCTTAGCAATATAACTGTGCCGTGCAAAATGATTAGGTATGGACCCAAGAAACTCCAAACACCCAGCTGTTGGATGATGGTCCTCTTTCGCGTATTCTGCATCAAATCCAGGTGGCATCTTTAAGAATGCAACGCCGGATAGGTTAGCATCATGAATGTGCATAGGATTAAAATCACCTTTATATTGTGATACCACCCATACACGAAAACCAACCTTGCTTCCCTCAATGGGATCCTTTTCAATTGTATGTTTATAATATTGCTTTGCCATGGTAATAAGAAACTCTGGAAAGTTTGGAATTTTATTCTGATCTATGGCAACTTCTTTCTTGACATTGCCAGCAAGATTATGTGACCAATCATGCTCTTTACTTAACTCATCATCATACAATATACGATCAGCTTCTGCATTCAGCAAATTAACAAAACCCTGCGGCAATGTTGTTTTTAATATACTAGGCCCAAAGGGTTGGTATATATCATATTTCAGTTCAGTCTGGGTCTGTTCCGCCATAGCTTACCTCTATTTGTTCTAAAAGTTTTTTATCTTCTTCCTCTTTAATTTCTTTCAAGACTTCTTTTACAATATCTTTAATTAATTTTTTTAATTCGCAAGTTTTGTTCATGACACTTTCCTTATTTTATCTATCCACTCACGAATAAAAGGTTTTGATGAATACATTGGACGTTTAACATCTTCACGTTGTCCACTACCATCCTTGCTAACAAATCCAAGTGTGCGAATCATTGCATCTTCTTCATTCTTGGCACGAATGAGATATTGAAATGTTATCTCACGCTTCGTTGTAATCTCGTACGTATTCTTTTCTTCACCTTTCTCAACATGAAATGATTTCATCCCACCAATTTCAGTGCCCTCTGGCGGCTGTTCAAAAGCAATTGTTGGTGTTTTTAATTCTTTTATTGCTTCCGCATCAGCCAACGCCTGGGACGCTTTTTTCTCACGTATCTTATCACGTTCTTTTTGTATGTGATCCCACTTACGTGGTTCTTCTTTCATTATTTTATCGCGTGCTGCTGCATGCGCTTTTTCTTCTGGCGTATTAGGACCTTTATTCTTCTGGTTCATAATCCTCCTCTTTTTGATTCTCCCATATTTCTTCATAATAAGTCATTATATAATCATCAAAACTCATATAAATACCTTACTATTATATACCCAAGAGTTAGTGATCCTATTAAATACATAAAGGATCTAGTGTAATAAACCATTAGGTCCCATTTCTTCTTATCAATGCCCTTTGGATATTTCATATTATTCCTAAAAATATCTGATAGATCCATACTAAAATTATATACGCAATATATAATTTAATAGGAATCATTAAAAACCAAAATAAACCCCAAATCATGAGCTCTCCTTTCC